ATTTATCGTTTTGCAAAAGAAAATAAAGATTATGAGGCTCCAAAAAACATTAACAATGATGTTAAGAAATTCTTGACAATTTGGAATTCGACTGGTGGAAAATATTGCAAATATGAAGATGTTTCTGCGCATGAAATGTTAAAATTAGAATCCTATCTTCATATAACAAGTCCCAATAGAAGATTGGTTGACATGTTGAACATGATTGTGTTTCAAGATAAACTTGGAATAATGAAAATAACTGAAAAATCGCGAAAATTTTATGATAAATGGTTGGAATCCATGGATTATATAAATGATTCGATGCGTTCTATTAGAAAAGTGCAAAATGATTGTTCTTTATTGAACTTATGCTCAACAAATAAAGAACTTACAAAAAGGGTTCTGAAAGGATTTGTCTTTGATAAAAAAAGAAAAGATGAATTTTATCAATATTCTGTTTATTTACCGGAAATAAAAATGATAAATCGCGTTACAACTACCGAAGATTTGATAAATCTCTCCAAATATAATTTTCAAATCTATATTTTTATGGATGAAATAAAATTAAAACAAAAAATTAGAATTCTATTGATTAAATAAAAATATTAAAATATTAAAATATTTTTTTTAATATATATGAGTGAAGAATTGATTTGGCACGAACAACAAGAAAACATCCTAAAAAAATGGGGGGAAATTGGTTCATCCTACCGTTTTATGCACGACAGAGCTTTTTTATATTACGAAAAACAGAATTTCCGTTTTGCTCTACCAGTAATTGTAATAAGCACCATAACAGGGACAGCAAACTTTGCACAGTCGTCTTTTCCAGCAGATTGGCAATCATATGTACCTCTCTTCGCAGGTTTTTTAAATTTAACGGCAGGTTTAGTTACAACAATTGCACAATTTTTGCGCGTTTCAGAATTATTGGAAGGACATCGTTCAGCAAGTATAGCATATTCTAAATTTTCTAGAAATATTTCTGTAGAATTATCTTTACCAACCGACGAAAGAAGCTGCGGTGGGAGAGAATTTATAGCTAATTCTCGAATAGAAATAGATAGATTAATAGAACAAAGTCCCAATATCCCATTGCATATAGTGAAATTATTTGGAAAGAAATTCCAAGATAGTTCGTTTATAAAACCAGATATTTTAGAAATAACTGGTGTTGAAGTTTATAAAGATGACGGTAAGTTGCAACTATTAAAAGAAAAACAAGACATTGAAAAAAAAGAATTGGAATTAAAAATATTGAAAGAAAAGAAGCAATACGAGGAAGATATGGTAAAGAAAATACGCGAAGATGAAGAAAAAAGAAGTAAAGAGTTTGAAAATAAACTCAATGAAAGAATGATATTAGAAAAAAAAAATCTAAAAAATTCAGTGAAATTAAGAGCTGCTGAAAAAAAGAAAAAAATCGGCATCAATTCAATATCCAAAAGTATGTCTTCTTTAATAAGAAAATTAGATAATGCTGATAAAAAAAATGTTATGTTGACGCCGGAATCAAGTGAAACAGATGAAGAAAGCTCAAATGAACAGTCGCCAAAAAGCCACATAACAATAGATATCCCAGTGACAATAGAAGAGGAAAATGAAGTAATTGTAAATGATAATGACCCCGAAGAAATAAAAGAGGTAGACTTCTCAAACAATTCTTTATAAATTTTTTATAAATCAACTCAAACATATTTTTATTCGCCATATTTTTTCAACAATTTTCATCGTTTCATTGGTATCATCGAAAACCGTTTCAGTTTTACTACCATATATACTCTTCAATACTTGATATAGATTTACACTTGACGCTTGCCCCTGTCCAACACCACTTAAATCACTATTACCATAAACACTCGTATATCCTTTATGTTCGTTGAGATTTATAGTGCAATTCATTCGTATGAAAAGCGATATGTAATCACCAGCGCAAAATGGAAAACTATATTCCGTATCTTCTGCCTCATTGAAAAACCTATCAGGTGAATCATCAACGAATTGAATCATCACGCTTTTACACACTTCATTGCTATTATACGCACCGGTTGTTAAATTTTCTTTTAATGCTGTTGATAATTGCAAATGCAAATTACTATTTACAACGCTTGAAATTATATCGCTTTCATTTGCTATAAATGCTTGGGCATATGGATGACCCATGATGAGAGCATCAGCAATATAACGAACAAACATTCTACCTATTGATGCTTCGCCTGGATTAATGCCGCTATTAAATGAACTGTCATATATTGTAACCGACGTGCTTTCAATATCACTCTTTAAAGCTTCTTCAAATAATATTTTATAACTTTCGTTAAATTTAAATGTATAATCATTTGCATTTTTTTTATATTTTAAAAATAATCGTAAATATTCGGCGGTTGTGTGGTTTGCATTCATAATAAAATTATAAGATGCATCCAATGTATTAGTTGCATTTTCGGAATTATCCATAACAACTTTCTCATTATCTAAATAAACTGGCACGAAAATATGCTGATTTGTTGGTGTAAAAGAAGGACAATCGCCTCCATGGATACTTCCGCTGGGGTCCGTGTCATAATTATATAAAGAACTTATTTCATCACTTGTTAAAGCATCATCATATAGTAAAGAAGATGTTATATAACCTTTAAAATAATTATTACCGGTTCTATTATTTCCAATTTTATAAAAATCAAACAAGTAATTAAGGTCTGTTGGTAATGTTGTAGATGTTGTGCTTGTAATTGTTTCTTTTAATTCTCCGTTTAAATATAATTTTAAAAAACGATTTACGTATGTTTCTTCATAATGCCAAGTAATTGCGATATGTTGCCAATTGTTTAAAGAAATATCTGCAAATGGATATCGAATATTACCACTGCTTGTTTTTGAATATATACACCATTTGCCCGAATTGTTTGAATCTATTTGAAAAGAATTAATGACACTTGGATTATCGGAAGATGCAAAAATACCACGATATAAATCCATAGTTTCTGTTGGTTTTACCCACATGGAAAGAGTAAAAGAACCTGACCAATTATCGGAAACATCGTGTTTAAAATAATCACCACCATTAAATTGGTAACTATTTGGAGAATTTAAAAAAGCATTTGAACTACTGTCAAACGGTGTTTCGGGTGACCAATTTCCACTTCCGTCTGTTGTTAGAGTTGCATCGTGATTATATAATGAGTAGTCGCTTAATGTAGTTCCTGTATTGTCTTTAAAATGATATTGAAATTTTACTGAACCGGGCATATAATAATAAAACTATAAAAAATTGTATGATAAAACTAATTTTAATAAAAAAGTTAAACTTTTTTATTAAACTTTTTTATTAAAATTATAATATAATTGTATCTCTTTTTTCATGTTCATTAATGGAACTTCGCAATTCTATAATTGTTGAAATAATTTCATTTTGTTTTTCTTCATCGATTGTATCACACATATTTTCAAGGTCTTTCATATAAAGATTATTCAATTGTTTATTATATTTGATACCATGTTTAATATATAATTGAAAAATATCATCGAGGTGTTTTTTTTCGTCATCTGTTAAATTATGTTTGTCAATGTCTGAAAGTTGCCTTAATTCATTATATAATCTATTATTTTTTATTGTTTGCCAACATCTTTCTTTTTCCATTACTTGTATCTCTGACCGAAGCTTATCCAATTTGGTTGATAATCTCCGTTTTTTTATATTGTCAATTTTTCCATTTAATATTTCCAATTTACTCTGTTTTTCTTTAAAATAATTTGAAAATATTTTTTTTTCAATATCATTTTTTAGATTAATACCATAATCATTTGGTTGTGCATTTTCAACCCACATAAAAAGTTTATCTATATTTTTTTTAGAAAAACATTTCATAAAACAAGGTAAATCTTCCTTATCTACTTTTTCATTTAAATATGTATGAACATGTGTTCTAAATGTTTTATATGCCAATGTCCAAAAATATAAGAAAAAATACAGTGTTATACCACCATTACACAATATAAGCAAAATAATTAATACGTCTTCAAAAGTTCCAAGTTGATAACCTGAATCGATTGTTCCAAAAAATAGTCCAGTACTTAAAGTCATAACAAGTGATAATAAACTAATACTCTCTAATTTATTACAAATCATACCATAACTTGTAATTACGTCATATGGTCTTAAAAATACGTGTAAGAAGAAAGATACTTGCACCATTAAGCTTGCTGCTATTATTTGATATCTTGGATAATTTCTTAAAAAAACTGAAATAATTATTAGAGAAGCCTTTTTACCCATAATGATAAATTCATAATACCAACGTTTTTCTCTATATCCTAAAAATAAGAATGATAAAGGAGATGAACCATCATACCTATTTTGCATATCAAATAAACGAAAACGATAATCATATAGCAATTTAAATCCAAGAAGTGGGATTCCAATACCATAAAATCCAAGTGAAATATACGAAATTGTAAGATAATTATAATGTTTTGTTGTATAACATTCTATGGAAACGTCCTTAACTAAATAATATTTATTTCCAATCTGCTGACAATTCATTACCTCCAATGTTTTTTCTAAAATGGTAGGCCAACTTAAGAATGTTCCTACAACAATAGCTGTTTTTTCCCATGCAACGAAAAATTTGAAACAACTTGGTGTCATTTTTAAAAAATCATTTCTTTCAATTACACTTTCAAATCTTCGCAGTTTTTTATTTTTTTTCTTACAAAAACAACAAGAAAGTATTGAAATAATTATTGTTACTATCACAATATAAAGCAGTGGTAAAGTTAGATATACTAATAATTTATCATAATATGTCCATCCAATGACACAGTCGGAAGAATAAAAACTTACCCTTGGTGAAGAAAACTCTTTTGCTCTCTCAAATAAATATCTTATTAAAGAAGGCCAATTGATTTGGAAAGAACTGGCTAATGAAAATACTTGTGCGTAATTCATAAATATTTTCACTACACCGTTAACTTCCTCTTTCTTATTTTCAGCAGGATTTGCTGTTTTTATTAGAAAAATAATAATTATTGTAGAAATAACAGGAATAACTATTGTTAAACTTATAGAACGACCTTGGTTTTCAGGACATCTTAAACAAACACCATCGTCTTTTGCCCACCCTTTATTACAAACATCGCATAATGGACCATAATGACCTGATTGACATAAATCATTAGTTGAATTTATTATTTTACCACCTTTGCATGCAAATATATTTTTACATTTATATGTTTTAATTGTTGTATCATTGCTTCTCCATAAATGTTTATTTATTATTATTGTACTAACATTGGAATTAATAGGGCATTCAAAATTTTCGGGACATGTATCGCATTTTAGTTTTGTTGAATTTGTTTTATATGTCCCTTTTGAACAAACACATTCAGTCTTATAATAGTTTTGTTCGGAACCAATAGGACAATCTTTACAAATAATGTTAGCATTACCAAAAGCATATTTACCAATTTCACAATCTTTGCATATTATCGATTTCACAACAGATGTATATTTTCCGGGTTGGCAACTAATACATTCAATACTGCCTTTTTGCGAGTACATACCCGTATTACAATCTTTACAATCACTCGCTGAATTAGCACCATAATTATCATTAAATTTGCCGGCTATGCAAAATTTGCATTCGTCGCGCGAGGTTGCCGCAATTGTTTCACTATATAAACCGGGAAGACAGTTTATGCAATATTTATCTGTAATAGAACCTTCATTATTATTCCATTTCCCAGCCAAACATCTGATACAACTTGAAATTTCATGTTTGCCTTCTAATTTATTATATCTTCCCTTTGGACAAATATCACATTCAATAAAAAGTTCATTATCGGGATTTGTATATTTACCGGCTTCACACGTTAAACAATTATTCATACCGTTATAAGAATATTTCCCATTATCACAGTTTAAACATTCACTACCCGGATTTTGATTTAAATTTTTATATTTACCTGCATCACAATTTTTACATTCATATGCCTGCTGCAATCCTTCATTTACATTGTATTTTCCTTGTGGACATGAAATACAATTGTTTCTTGTTATGGAAGATGTAATATTTGAAAACTTACCTCTTTCGCAAATTTTACAATTATCTAATCCAATAACATTTTCTATGTCATTATATCTACCCAAAGGACAACTTTCGCAAAAAATTTTATAATAATTTGAATATTTACCTTTTGGACAAATAACACATTCATTGCTTTTTTCCAGAGACACCCAACCATCGGGACAGGTTCGACATTCTTCTAAATTTTTTTTATATTTACCTGGTTCGCATATAATACACGATTTATTTGATTTTGCACCTTCTATATTTCCAATTGCACCACTATAACATTCCACACATTCATTTATATCTATTAACCCAAGTTCAATAGAAAATTTACCTATTGGACATAATTTACAATTTTGGTCTGAAATAATATTTATGGAAGAACTATATTTTCCCTGTGAGCAATAAACGCATTCTTTTTTATTTTTTGCCCATTTTCCCATTTGACACTGTGTGCAAATATTACTTTTTATCCCAGATACCCAACCAATTGGACAATTTTCACACAACACTAATGTTTTTTTATATTTTCCTGGGTCACATTCAATACAAAAACTACCTGAATCAGCCCCTTCTATTGTATTAAACTTCCCACTATCACACGTAACGCAGTTATTTATATTTGTAATACCACGTGTTTCAGAATATTTCCCTTTTGGACATAATTGACAAGAATCTTCTGAAATAATATTTAAAATAGAACTGTATTTTCCTTTTTTACAATTAATACATTCTATCTTATTTTTTGCCCATTTTCCCATTTCACATGTTTCACAAGTTGTTTTTCC